CGGGGCGATTGACGCCACGGCCATCGCGGCGAACGCCATCACGTCGTCCGAATTGGCGGACGGCGCGATCACCGCCGCCAAGATTGCCGATGGCGCTATCGACCGCGCTACCTTTGCGGCCGATACGGGTTTGCAGAGCATCAGGAGCAACACCGCCCAGGCGGGCGCCGCCGGCACGATTACGTTGGATGCGAGCGCGAGCGCCACCGACGACTTCTACAACGACGCGCTGGTCTACCTCACCGGCGGCACCGGGGCCGGTCAGGTGCGCCTGGTGAGCGACTACACCGGCTCGTCGAAAGTGGCCAACGTCACGCCCAACTGGGCCACCAACCCGGACGCCACCAGCACCTTCGCGCTGCTGCCGTCCGGCCGCGTCGACCTCGCGCTGTGGCTCGGGGGTGCCCCGAGCGCGTTGGCGGGCGGGCTGGTGCAGACGGTTGCCACGCTCGCGGCGAACAGCGTCACGTCTACCTCAATCCAGGATGGGGCCATTACCGCCGCGAAGATCGCCACCGACGCCATCGACGCCGACGCGCTCGCCGATGGCGCCATTACCGCCGCCACGTTTGCGGCCGACGCGATTACCGCGACGGTCATTGCGGACAACGCCATCGACGCGGGGGCCATCGCCGCCGATGCGATTACGGCGGCGAAGGTGGCCGCCGGGACGATCGACGCGGCCACGTTCGCGGCCGGCGCGATTGATGCGGCGGCGATCGCCAGTGACGCCGCCAACGAGATACGCGATGCGGTGTGGGCCAAGGCCATGACCGAGTTGTCGGCGGTGCCCGGCGTGACCGGCACGACGCTCGAGGCGCTGACGTGGGCGTTCTCGCTGGCGCGCAACAAGATCACGCAGGACGCGACGACCCAAACGCTGTTCAAAGACGACGGGAGCACGACGCTGGCGACGTCGACCCATTCGGATTCGGGGACGTTGCACACTCGCGGCGAGTTTGCGTAACGAACGATGGCCATCGACACGGCGGAGAAGCGTAAGAGCTGTATCGGGCTGGCCACGCCGTGGAACCGGCCGGGGGTGATCCCGGACGGCAGCGACCTGTCGGCGGCGCAACGCCTGCACACCGATTACCTGTACAGCGGCATCGCGGCGGCGGCGCCGGGTGGGTTCGCACTGGCCGCCATCGAGCGGTCGTTCCACCGGCTGGTGTTCGGCGGGCTGTGGCGGAGGATCAATTAGCCGTGTTTCCCTGCAAGCAATCGACCAGCCTCGACGTGGTCGTGTTTGCGTTCGACGCGTCGGGCGACGGCGTGACCGGCAAGGTCGACGGCGACTGGACGAAGCGCATCAGCAAGGGCGGCGCCGCCTTCGCGGCCATGACCGTCACGGTGAGCGAGCGCGAGAACGGGTTTTACGCGCTCACCCTGTCGAGCAGCCACACCGATACCCTGGGCGTCTTGACGGTGAGCCTGAGCGCCACCGGCGTCAAGCGCGTGAACCTCCAGTGGCGTGTCCACGCGCGGGTGCCCGACGACCTGGCCTATCCCGCCACGTCGGGCAGGAGCATGGACGTGGACGCCTCGGGCGGTGTCGAGGTCGGCAGTTTCCAGAACGGCGCGATTACGGCGGCCGCGTTCACCGCGGGCGCCATCGATGCCGCCGCCATTGCCACCGACGCCATCGGCGCGGCCGAACTTGCGGATGGCGCCATTACGGCCGCCACCTTCGCCGCGGGCGCCATCGATGCCGCCGCCATTGCCACCGACGCCATCGGCGCGAGCGAGTTCTCCCAGGCGGCGGCTGATAAGGTGTGGTCGTCGTCGACTAGGACGCTCTCGGCGTTTGGCTTTACCGTGACGGTAGCGACCAACAACGACAAGAGCGGCTACAGTTTGTCCGCAGCGGGGGTGCAGGCGGTGTGGGACGCGCTCACCTCGGCGCTCTCGACGGCGAACAGCGTCGGCAAGCTGCTGGTGGATAACGTGAACGCGACCATCTCGTCGAGGGCCACGCAGACCAGCGTGGACACCATCGACGATTTTGTCGATACCGAAGTGGCGGCCATCAAGGCCAAGACGGATAACCTGCCGGCGAGTCCGGCGGCCACGGGGGACATCCCCACGGCGACCCAGAACGCCGACGCGCTCTTGGACCGGGCCGCCGGCGTCGAGACCGGCTGGACGCTGCGCCAGTCGATGCGCGTGATGCTGTCGTCGCTGGCCGGCAAACTGTCGGGCGCGGCGACGAATACCGTCACGATTAGGGACGTGGGCGACACCAAAAATCGGGTGACGGCGAGCGTCGACCCCGACGGCAACCGGACGGCCGTGACGTTGGACGCATCGTAGGGAGCACGGAGCCATGTTCAACGCCAGGTACTTCGCCAGCCGCTACTACCCGCTGCGGTATTTTCCGAAGGTGGGCGGCATTCCCACCGATGTGCGCGGCGCGCTCCGGGGCGGCGCATCCCTCGTAGTTGGGGGCGGCTTCCAGGGCGGCGCCTCGAAAGTGGGCAGCCTGCGCGGCGGAGTAGGGACGTAACGCCATGGCCCTCGCTGGCCCCTTTTCGATTGGGCAGACGCTCAGGTTGGGCAACCACGCCAATACCGACCGCACCGCGCTGACGAACGCCGCCGGCGTGGCGACGACGCCGGCGGCGGCTACGCTGACGGTGACCAAGCCCGACGCGGCCAGTCCAGGGTTCAGAACGAGCGTGACGTACACCTATCCGGGGACGTTGGTGGAGGAGAGCGCCGGAAGGTTGTACGTGGACGTGGTACCCGTGAGTGGCGAGGACGGTAGGTGGGACTGCGCGCTGGCGACGACCACTCCGACGGCGGCGAGCACGCCGTGGGGCCTGGTGGTGGAACGGAACCCGGTATGACCCGGCGACAGGTACGACACCTGAAAAAGGCGTTTCTGGAGGCGTTCGCCCGCTGCGGGAACGTCAGCGCCGCCTGCCGCCAGGCCGGCATCCCCAACCGCACCGACGTGTACCAGTGGCAGGAGCACGACGACGCCTTCGCCCTGTCATTCAAGCAGGCCGAAATCGAGGCAACCGAATACCTGGAGGCCGAGGCGTGGCGGCGGGCCACCGATGGCGTGCAGTCGGAGCGGGGCGTGTACCACAACGGCGAGATGCTCGAGCGCATCGTCGAGACCAAGTACAGCGATACCCTCCTCATCTTCCTGCTGAAAGGGCGGGCGCCCGACAAGTACAAGGAGCGCGGCGCGTTTGAGCACAGCGGACCGGGCGGCGCGCCGCTGCCCTTTGCGCTCACGGTGCGGGTGGTCGATGATCGAGTCCCGAGCGCGTCCTAGCGCCGCCGCCGGCAACAGCGCCGCCCTGGCGCTGTCCGGGACGCAGTACCGCTTCGTGTCAGACCAGCACCGCTTCTGCGCGTTCATCGGCGGGCGCGGTTCGGGCAAGACGATGGCCGGCGCCGCCAAGGCGCTGGTGCAGGAGTTCGGGCGGCCGTCGCTGGGCATTGTGGTGGCGCCTACCTACCCGATCCTGCGGGACGCCACCTGGCGAGTCGCCCTGGACGTGTGGGCACCACTGCTCGACCACGTCAACCAGTCGGAGATGCGCCTGAGCGTGCGCGGCGGGCACGAGGTCCTGTTTCGCTCGGCCGAGCACCCCGACCGCCTGCGGGGACCATCCGCGTCGTGGGCCTGGATCGACGAGGCGGCGCACTGCGACGCACAGACGTGGCCGGTGCTGCTGGGCGTCCTGCGCGAGGGCGGCGTGACCGGCCGCTGCTGGGTGACGACGACGCCGCGGGGCTTCAACTGGGTCTACGACGTGTTCGTGCAGCGCGCCGATGCTATGACGGCCATCTACCAGACCAGCACGGCCGCCAACCCGTTCGTGGACGAGGACTTCAGCCAGGCATTACAGACGCAGTACTCGAGCGAGTTCGCGCGCCAGGAGCTCGCCGGCGAGTTCGTGACGTTGGGCGCCGGCGTGATCCGCCGCGAGTGGTTCCGGCTGGTGGACGCGCCGCCCTTCGGCGAGCCGCTCAAGTGGTGCCGCTACTGGGACCTGGCGGCGTCCACCAAGGAAAGCGCCGACTACACCGTTGGCTGCCGCGCGGCCCTCTCTACGGACGGGATGGTATGGGTAGCCGACATCCGCCGCGGCCGGTGGGAGTGGCCCGACGCCCGCCGGGTGATCCTGGAGACGATGGCGGCCGAACCGGAGACGCCCGTGGGCATCGAGCAAGCCGGCTTCCAGTTGGCGGCGGTCCAAGATATTCTCAGGGACGTGGCGGCGGTCAAGACCCCGGTACGGCCGGTG